TGGCGGGTGTAAATGGAAAAAAGACAGCACAAGGCAGAGGTAATTTAGGCACATCAACAATGAACAAACACTTTCGTAGAAGTTATAAAAAATATAGAGGACAAGGATGAAACGTAAAATATTACAAGCCATTTATTTTATTGATAATTGTTGGAAGTTAGTCATGGATAATAGATATAACCCGTTAAAATATATTCCAGACCCTTCAATTCAAGGATATTTTACTCTTGTTCTTTTTACTATGTGGAGTTTTTTCTTTGGTCTAGTTGCTACATATTACATGGGTTGGTATGGATATAATGGTTTTATTTCCTTCGTGGTTCATTGCAGCATTATTATACCCTTATTAGTAACCAGAGCAGCCTTTCTCGATGCAGAAAGAGAAGGGGCGAAATGGTTAAAAGACATTCAAAGAAGACATAAATGAAGGCAAAAATGGAGGAAAGATATGGCCGTCTGAGCAACCGAATCATAAGCCCTCTATCTCCATTAGCGGTCCGGTTTGGTTTCTACCAGTACTTCGAGAGTAGTATGCTCACAACTCTCACTAACTTAATTTTGCTTAAAGGAGGTATATCATGGCAATATTAGAGGGCTCAGTAAAATGGGCGAGTATTACGACACCGAATACTAAGTTTGAACCGGTGTATACAGTTGATTTAATCGTAGACCAAGCGACAGCAGATGACTTTGCTGGTCGTGGTCATAAAATTAAACAACACGATGAAGGACCTGCGTTGGTCATTAAACGTAAAGTTAATGGACCGAACAATATGGTGAGACCTGCTCCGAAGTTAATGGATGCTGAAAAGAACGAAATCAACGTAGCAGTTGGTAATGGTTCTAAAGTAAAAGTCCAATATAAAGAGTACAGTGGCGAGGGTAGATATGGACCTTATCAAGGTTTAGATTTACAAGCGGTACAGGTAGTAGATTTAGTGCCTTATGCTAATGCAGATGGTCAAGAATTATTAGACGATAGTGAGGAATTTTAAATGAGATTTAGTCGATTAAAATTAAAGTGGACAAAACCTAGAACTAAATTTAGTGAAGGTGGTCCAGTGTCGCAACAAGAAACTGAAGAACAAACACAGCAAGAATCAAGACCCTTTCTGGTTATTGATGGTGTTAATGTTTTCAGAGAAGATTTAGATGAAAGAGGACAGTTACTTTTTGGAAGACTACTTAGATTGAACACCAAAAGAGTACAACAGGTTTTAGACTTAGAGGAAACCGAGGCATCTATAGAAGCTTTTTCACGAAGGATACGCAGAAATATTGCTGGTCTGCCTGAAGTTGATGAAGAGAATCCGCCAGTACCAACACCTGAGCCTGACTCAGACGAGGTGACTGGAGATGAAACCTAGTAATATTGAGTGAGCAACAAGACAAAAGTAAGTTTGTTAAACACAAACTACCCTGTCCTAAATGTGGCGGGTCTGACCCTGTATCTTTAAATGCAGATAATTCAGCTTATTGTTTTAGTTGCTCTTCTTTTTTTAAAAATTATTATGATGTGACGGAGGGTGAGGTCATGCAAGTCAATGAACCTACAAACACATTTTTAAATTCATATACCGGTTCGTATACTGCCTTGACGGACAGAGGTATAACAGAAAAGACTGCTAAGAAATTTGGAGTTCGTGCAGTCAAAGATACGCAAGGCAATATTACACAACATATTTATCCATTTTTTAATGGCCACGAAGTGGTAGGCACAAAAACTAGATACACAGCAAATAAAAACTTTACCATGAATGGTACTTACGAGGGCACAGGTTTGTTTGGAGAGCAACTGTATCGTAATACCGGTGGTAAATATTTAACTATTACTGAGGGTGAATGCGATGCCATGGCTGTCGATGAACTATTTCAAGGTAAATGGGCGGTGGTTAGTTTAAAACGTGGTGCTGCAGGTGCATTAAAAGATATACGAGAAAGTATAGAGTTTGTAGAAAGTTTTGAAACTGTTGTTTTATGTTTTGATAATGACAAAGCAGGACAGGCAGCAGCCCGTAAAGTAGCACGAATTTTAAAACCTAATAAGTCTAGGATTATGAGTTTTCCTAATGGGTACAAAGATGCTAACGACATGCTTAAACAAAAAGATTTTAAGGGTTTTACACAGGCATGGTGGGAAGCTAAAAGTTACACTCCATCTGGGATTATGGAGTTATCAAGTCAAAAACAAGATTGGTTAGTTAGAGAAGAAAAACAAAGTATTGCCTATCCTTGGGAGGGACTTAATAGAAAACTATATGGGTTGCGACAAGGCGAGTTACTGACATTAACTGGTGGCACAGGCTTAGGTAAGTCTAGTGTTACGAGAGAACTGGAACACTGGCTAATCAAACAAACAAAAGATAATGTCGGCATCATAGCTTTAGAAGAAAACTGGTTGCGGACTGCAGATGGTTTAATTTCTATTGAGGCTAATGACAGATTGTATTTAAATGAAAAACGTAAAGATTATACACAAGAAGATTTGGAAGGTTTATTTGATAAGGTTATACAAAAAGACAGGGTTTTTATTCACTCACATTTAGGAGCAACAGATATAGATGAAATTTTTGCAAAGCTTAGATACATGATAGTAGGTTGCGAATGTAAGTGGATAGTGGTAGACCATCTTCATATGCTTGTAAATGTTTTAACTGAAGGAGATGAAAGAAGAGGTATTGATACTTTGATGAATAGGTTGCGTTCTTTGGTTGAAGAGACTAACGTTGGTATGATTTTAGTTTCACATTTAAGACGAGCCACCGGAGACCGAGGCCATGAAAAAGGTATTGCAGTTTCTTTGAGCCATCTTAAAGGTTCACAAGGTATAGCTCAACTTTCAGATTGTGTTATTGCTTTAGAAAGAAATCAACAAGCGACTGACCCTGAAGAAGCAAATACCACTAAAGTAAGAGTATTAAAATCACGCTACACTGGCGATACAGGATTGGCCTGTTCGCTACAATATAATCCCGAAACCGGTAGGCTCATAGAGATAACCGAGGAGGAAACATTTGACGATGACTTTGAAGAGTCTATCGGCTTCTAAAGAATTAATTTTTGATATTGAGGCAGATGGCTTAACCCCTAATAAAATTTGGTGCATTGTTACCAAAGATATACACACCAAAGCAGTAAATAGTTTTGGCCCTGATGAGTTGCAGGAAGGTATAAAACATTTACAAAGTGCTAATACTTTGATTGGTCATAATATATTAGGGTATGACCTCCCCGCACTAGAAAAATTACATAACTTTACTTATAAGGGTAAAATTATAGATACTCTTGTCCTATCAAGATTATTCCAACCTGTGCGTGAGAATGGCCATAGTTTAAAAACTTGGGGTTATCGTGTTAATTATCACAAAGCAGAACAACCTGACGACTTCGATTCTTATAATCCAGAAATGCTAAAGTATTGTCAACAAGATGTTATGTTAAATGAGATAGTTTTCCAACACCTAGATAAAGAAAGCCGTAATTTCTCTTCTGAGAGTATGTCTCTTGAACATCAAGTAGCAAAAATTATGGTTGAGCAAGAGAAGACTGGGTTTTTATTTAATGTAGAAAAAGCCTCAATGCTTTTAGCTGAACTTAAAACTCGTATGACCGAAGTAGAGGATGAGGTCCAAAAAACTTTTAAACCTAAATGGGTTGAGGATAAATTAGTCACACCTTATGTTAAAAAAGATGGTCAGCTTTCTGTGCGTGGCTTGACCAAAGAAGAGTATGAGAAGCTACTTAAATCTGGTAATTATGAGCCCTTCATGCGAAAAAAATTAGTAGAGTTTAACTTAGGTTCTCGTAAGCAAATTGGAGAATACTTAGAAGACTTTGGTTGGAAACCAGAGAAGTTTACACCTACCGGTCAACCTATTGTCGATGAAGGCACATTAAAAAAAATAAATCATATCCATGAAGCTAGATTAATCGCAGAGTTTTTACTTTTACAAAAGAGGATAGCACAAATCTCATCATGGATAGATGAGTTACAAGGAGAGAGAGTGCATGGTCGTGTCATACCAAATGGTACTATTACGGGGCGAATGACTCATAGAAGTCCAAACATGGCACAAGTTCCTAGTATTCACACCCCTTATGGTCAAGAGTGTCGTGCTTGTTGGATTGTGCCTGAAGGTTACAAGTTACTAGGTATTGATGCTAGTGGCTTAGAGTTACGGGTGCTAGCTCATTACATGCAAGATGATGACTACATAGACGAAGTTATCAACGGAGATATACATACAACAAATCAAAATCTTGCAGGATTACAGACAAGAGATAATGCTAAAACTTTTATCTATGCTCTTATTTACGGGGCTGGTGATGCAAAAATAGGAAAAATTATTAATAGTAATAAGGTTGCTGGAGAGAGACTTAAAAATAGATTTCTAAAAAACTTACCTGCCCTTGAGATATTAACAAATAGAGTACGTCAAGCAGCACAAAGAGGTTTTTTAAAAGGTTTAGATGGTAGAAAGATATTTGTTAGAAACGGATACGCAGCTTTAAATACATTGTTGCAAGGTGGCGGGGCTATTGTTATGAAAAAAGCTATGTGCCTACTACATCAAAAAATTAAAACACAAAAATTAGAGGCACAGTTTGTAGCAAATATACATGATGAATGGCAGATACAAGTGAAAGAAGATATAGCTGAACTTGTAGGAGAGATGGGAGTAGAATCTATTGAGGAGGCAGGTCAATATTATAAGATGCGTTGCCCCTTAACAGGTGAATATAAGATAGGAGAAAACTGGAGTGAAACCCACTAAGAAAGACCAAAAAAAATTTGATTTAGATTTACAGTATGGCCAGATACGGGAAGATGCCATCGCTGAAATGCTTACTGGTAAGAAGATTGAGGTCAAATCAGAACGAGGAATGTGGATGCAAACTGGTAATATTTGTATTGAGTATGAGAGTTACGGGAAACCTTCAGGTATAGAAGCTACGGAGGCAGACTACTGGTTTCATAATCTTTGTATTAAAGATAAAATATTTTGTACTCTTATTTTCCGTGTCCAAGATTTAAAAAAACTAGTAAAAAAATTAGATAATATAAAGACAGTAAGTGGTGGCGACCACAATGCTAGTAGAATGTATTTAGTTAATATTCAAAAACTTTTTACAACAGATGTCTTTAAAACTTTTGAGGAACTAAAAAATGACTAACAATATAACAAAAAGTATTTACAAAACTAAATTAGACCAGTATAATAAATTTACGTCTGAATCAGGCCATTGGTATTCACAAGATGGCGAACCTATGTATACTCTCATAGGTGCAAACGGAAAAGAAAGAAATACAACTCTAAGAGATGCAAAATCATTAGGTCTTGTTCCTTCTGTTACTACTATTCTAGGTATGGTTGCAAAACCTGCTTTAGAGAATTGGAAAATAACTCAAGCTATCAAGTCTGCTGTGGCTATTAATAAAAGCCAAGAGGAGTCGATGGATTCTTTTGTTTACAGGTGTAAGGCTGAAGCTAATCAAGTAGGTGCAAAAGCAGCAAAAGAAGGTACTCGTATTCATGCTTTAATTGAAAGTGGATTTAGAGGCGAAGGTTCAAATAAAACTTATGAAATCT